ATGGGGTTCAACGGGGAGGGGAACCTCGTCGTGACCAGCGGCGCCGCCGGCCTTTACCCGACCGTTGCGACGTTCTCGCCTACGGGAGCTTTTCTTAGCAGCTTCGGAGGCATGTCGCAGCCGGAAGGTTTCGCGATCGACACGAGTGGAAACATCTACGTCGCCGACAATGGGTCGTCCGACGTCAAGAAGTATGATCCATCCGGAAATCTATTGATCGAGTGGGGTGACCTTGGAGGCGGCAACGGACAGTTGCGGGGGCCGCAGGGAGTTACACTCAGCAGCAATGGAACCTTGTACGTCGTCGACAGTCTGAATGATCGGATCGAGAGCTTCGACACCAACGGAAACTACATCAGTCAATGGGGGACGTTGGGCTCGGGACCGGGCCAGTTCAGCAACCCGACGGGGATCAGCCTGGACAACGCGGGTCACGTCCTGGTGGCCGATACCGGCAACGATCGGATCGAGGCGTTCGACCTCGCGGGAAACTTCCTCGCGTCGTTTGGTGCCGCGGGAAGCGGCCCTGGCCAGTTCAACGGACCTAGCGATGTGATCCCCGACAACCAAGGCAACGTCTACGTCTCGGATACCGGGAAAAATCGGATCGAGAAGCTGAGCAACGTGGGGAAGTATCTGAGCCAGTTTGGCAGCTACAACCTATCCGGCAATGGCGACTTCGCCACGCCGCTGGGCATCCTGGTGGGCAGCAACAATCAGATCTACGTCGCCGATCGCGCCAACCATCGGGTGCAGTATTTCACCCCCAGTGGGACCTACCTGGGCCAGTTTGGCACGAACGGGAGCGGCGCGGGCCAGTTCCGCCAAGCGACGGGGATCGCCCAGGACAGCCAGGGCAACCTCTACGTCACCGATGGATTCACCAGTCACATCCAGAAGTTCACCGCCGCGGGCCAATTCATCCAGCGCTGGGGGCCGGTCGGTTCCGGGCCCGGCCAGGTGATCGGGCCGACCGGGCTCGCGATCAGTCCCGCCCAAGCGGTCTACGTGGCCGATAGTGGGAACGATCGGATTGACGTGTTCCTCGAAGGCGGGAAGTTCTTGGGCAGCTGGGGCACCCAAGGAACCGGCAACGGCCAGTTCAACAATCCCCAGGGGGTCGCGATTGATCCGAGCGGGAACGTCTACGTCGTCGATAGCGGCAACGGGCGGGTGGAGAAGTTCACCAACAAAGGCGTCTACCTGAGCCAGTGGGGAACCAAAGGCGCGGGCAACGGCCAGTTCAGTAACCTCACGGGTATCGCGCTCGACAAGAATGGCACGATCTACGTGGCCGACACGTCGAACAATCGAATCGAGACGTTCGATACCAACGGGAACTACCTGACCCAGTGGGGGTCCTTCGGCTCCGGTAACGCTCAGTTCGAGGGGCCAGCCTACGTGGCAGTGGATGCGAACCTCAACGTCTACGTCACCGACCAGGGCAACCAGCAGGTGAAGGTGTTCGCTCCCGCGTCGAGTGGCGCGCATCGCTAGAGACAGTTCGGCTGGCCTGACCAGGGCCGGCCGACATCTTGCCCTGGCGGGCTTGCGCGCCGATTCCCGAAGCTCCCGAGGATTCTAGGCGGAACGTCTGGGAGGCGACCGAGGTAGCGACCCTACGAAGCCCGCGGTAGAGTTCCGTGACGTGCAACGCATTTCACGGTTATATAATAACCGTGAAATGCGTGCGGAGAATTTCTCGGTTGGCAAGCCAAGATAAACGCATCTGGCTACCCGGTGACGGTGGCTACGGACGGCCGCGCCGAGTACGGCGTCCGTGCGCGTATACGACCTACTCATAAATTTCAAGGATCACAGTTTCGCTTGAGGCCGACGATCGATACGCTATGTCAGTCGCTGCTGTAAGTCCGCCGGGCAGCCACAGAGATTGCCTGTACCGAGCAAGGCGCGAGTGTCCGCGCGGATAAGACTGTTGGCTTCGGCCAGCACTGCCCGCTTCCCGGTGTCTGCCTCCAGGACCGTTTCCTGGATTCCAGTCTGCCATCAGGTCTCAAGTCCCGGGATGGAAACCCACGTGTTATCCGGTAGTTGATACTGCCAACCGCTATTGCGACGCCACCAATACAGGGCGTTGGCGAAGTGGACGGCGAACGGAGCATTCAAGACTTTAGCTATGGCGGTGGCGAGCTCTGGCTCAGGGCGATGTTCCAGCACAGGAATCCCAGCGTGGGGTGGAGCGGTAACTCGCCATGACCGAGGCCAGCGCGCCCAGGCACTATTGAGGAGGATGTAGTCTTTGCGGTTGTGGGTGAGGGAGATTCTTCCCTGCTCGGCAGCCGCCAGGAGTTGCACATCATCACTCGCCTGGGCCAGGCCCACGTCTTGGGCGGTACGTACATCGTGACCGTCTCCTTGGAGCAGGAGACTGAGGTTGAGCGATACGTCGTGGTCGAGGTAGAAATTCGCCACGTGGTCGGCTAGGCGCTATTGAGGAGCAGACGAGCTTCAATATATGCCTTGTTCTGCTCATAATAGGCCAGCGCCGCGGCCCATTCCTCAGACGAGAGATCGAAAGCCTCCCGAACTCGCTCACAGTCCCCATCATAGGCGCGAAGGTAGCCGATCAGAGACCACACCGACACCCCAGCACGCTTGAGCCGCGCATCGGCGCGTCCCCAGCTCGTGTCGATGTATCTTGCAATGAGACTGAACTCGTCTCGGTTTCGCGAACCCTTCACTTGTAATCCTCACTTCCAAGCATAGCTCCTTGCCTCGCGGTAGGCAAGGAGCTATCGCTTCACGCTTCACGCTTCACGGCGATGGAAGATTCGCGATCCGTTCAGTCAGCAGTCTACCGAGCAAGGTTAGGTAGGGTAGATTGGCAGGAAGTCCTTCCGTCACGGATCTGTTGTTCGCCGTCTTACCCGCCGCTCCGCTGATCACCCCGGGGACGGCGGCGCCGGCCCGCCCGCTGCCGAAGACGATTCTCACCACCCAAAACAAGGGTGATTTTTGGGGAGTTTCCGGGGAGAATTGCTCTCCCCGCTGAGCCGTCTTCTTGAGAAGATACGGTTGAGGGAAATAACTGATTGCCCGGGTTCGCCAAACGATCGGAGAGCACGGCGAGCCTCCTCACGAACAAGGAGCAAGGTGGTGGCGATGTACGGAGTGCTTCGACGGTACGCAGTGACCTCCCGCGAGGGAGAGTTTGTTCGACACCTGGAGGAGGACAGCCGGTCGCTTGCCGACGAGGCGCCGGGCTTTGTCTCCAGCCGGCTGATCGACCTGGGGACCGGCACGATTCTCTGGCTGACGACGTTCGAGGACGAGCAGGCGGCAAAACGGGCCACGGCCCGGATCGACGCCGAGATCGAGCCCCGACTGGATGGCTACCTGGCCCAACCGCCCGAGGTTACCGTGGGCCGGGTACATAATCGCTATCCCTCCACGACGACGATCGCCCGCATGGCCGTTGCGACGCCGGCGGTTACCCGCGCGGCCCAGTCCTCCCGCCGCCTGAGCCGGGAGCTTTTTGGTAGCGCCCTGGCTGCGCGCTACGCGTTCTAGAATATTCGTGAGGGTCCGACGAGTGGGGAAGGATTTGCTGGCTTCAGCCAGGAAACCCCTCCCCGCTCGCCGGACCCTCACGATAACAGAAATGCCAGCTATCGGCCGCCCCACAACCCGGCGGCGGTGCTCGCCGCGTCGTCCACCAGCTTCACCAGCTGCCGCCCCCGCGCCAGCGCGTCGTCCGCTACCCCCTTGAGGTTCACCGCCGCCTCTCGCCAGGTTCCCGTCTGGGGCGCGTAGCTCCGAAAGTCCGGATCGGCCAGCGACGCCGCTGCGGCGTCCAGGTCGGCGAACACCTTCGCCGCGTCTTCGACGAGCTGTACGTAGCGCGTGCCGGACGTGCCGGTCAGGTCGGTGGCATCCGTCGGATTCCCCTGGCTATCCACCACTCCGAAATACGCCGCCAGTCCGGAGTCGAGACGATCCCCGTACACGTCCAGCTTCGCCCGCAAGATCTCGCAGCCGACCCGGAGATTCGTCTCCGGGTCGTGGCCATCCTCCCCGGGTTTGAACGCGCCTTCCAGGACCTGCATGAGCCCCAGCGCGTGCCCCAGCCGGGCACCACCCGCCGTGGTCCCGTTGTCCGCGCTCGTCGCGTCCGGATTCCCACCCGACTCCACGTCGATCAGCCCCGCAACGATACTTGCGCTCAGCCGATTCAGCCCGGCGTACTTCTCGATCAGCGCCGTATAGCGCCGAACATTCTGCTCGCTCACTTCGCTTCTCACCCCCTCGCCAGCTCCGATCAGCTGGCACATCGCGTCGTCGATCCACAACCGGCCGGCCGCTTCGCTATCCCAACGCGGATCCCCAGCCGCCCCGATGAAGGCGCCGGCCGGCACCACGTACCGCGGCAGGCTCGCGCAATAGTCCAGGTATTCTTGCGCCTTCGCCGCCTTCGGCGTGGTCGGACTGGAGTCTCCGTACTCCGTCAGAACGATCGGCAGCCGATACGGCGCCGACCGCTCCCAGCACCGGGCCGAGGCCCCACCACCCAGCACCCAACCTCCAGCACCCTGCCAATAACCCCTCTCGGCGAGGAAACTCGCGCGCGTCAGGCCACCCGCCGCCGCAACGCGCGGCAGGTAATCCGTTGGTCCGCCCACCGAAGGACACGGGAAGCCCAGCCGCAGCGCGGGAAACCGCCGCAGGAGATACCCCGCGCACTGGTCCCACCAAACCGCAAACTGCTCCGGGCGCTTGCTCGGATACTCCACGTCCGGCTCATTCAAGAGCTGGACGTAGCCCGCCGGATCGAACGCCGAGATCCAAGATTCGGCGCGCTCGGCCACGTCCGCCGGCGCCGCCAGGTCCCCGGCCGGCTCGTAGATTCGGGCCACCACCCGGGCCCCGCCTGCCCGCGCCCAGCTCGCCTCCGCCGCCGGCGTCACCGTGAGCACCACGGCCCACGGAAAGCGGCCGGCTCGAAAGCGCGCCCGGGCGTCCCCGTCGACCCCACTCGTATTTGGCCAGTGCAACCCCGGTCGCGCCACCTCTCCACCCCCTCGCGATCGGTCTGGTCATCCAAATGGATGAGCCTTCCATCACGGCTGCCAGGCGCCTTTTCGTTAGTGACGAGTGACGAGCGACGAGTGACGAGTGGGCCTCCTGCGGGCGTCACTCGTCACCGGCCAACCCTTAAGCTCGCCAGCCGCCCACCGGACCCCGGCCCCCGGCCACCCGCGCCCCCCGTCACAATCACCGTGCCGTACCCGTGCGCCACCAGGCTCCCCGACCCGAACCCCAGCAGCACCATCCGCGGCAGGCCCGTCACCCCACCCGAGCCACCACCACCCGACCCACCGCCCGCGCCACCGTGCGAGTCCCCGAACCCACCGGCCACCAGCGCCCGCGTCCCCAGGCCGGCCGCCACGATATTCGCCATCGCCCCTCCACCCCGACCCACCCCCAGAATCCAGGAGTCAGAATCCAGAATCCAGAATCCAGAAGCCCCACCCAGCACCCAACTACGTCACCCCATTCTGGATTCTGGATTCTGGATTCTGGATTCTTCCCCGGTCCCCCGCCCTAGTTCGGCGTGCGATCCTGCGGATTGGTCGACGAGTCCAACGTAAAGTCCCGGAACACCGTGCCATCTTGCGCGCAGCGCGTCTTGAAGTCCGTGCCGGCCTGGGTCCACCGACCCGCCGCGGTGCTCAGGGCTCCGTTCAGCGCGCCCTTGATCGTGTCCGACCAGGCCGCCGCCCCGATCGGCTGGGCCAGGTCGATCGGCAGACCCTGCAGCTGAATCTCCACGTTCACGACGCCCATATTCGCCGCCCCGTAGAGACTCATCCCGACGTCGCCCGTCGCGAGGCAGGCGTTCGGAATCCCCAGCTCGTACCACCCCGGCAGGTTCGTCGCGTCGATCTCCTTGAACCCGCCACTCGTCCAGGTCCCCAGGCTCGTGTTCGCCGGCGTAATCGACGTCGCCGACGTGTCCCCGTCCCGAAAGTAGTACCATTTCAAGCCCGAGCTGTTGTACGCCAGCCCGGTCAGCCCTTGAATGTTGGCCTGCCGGGTGTCCTGCACGAAGATCCGCGTCCGGTAGCTCGTGATCCCCGGCCGTAACGCCAGCTTCACCGTCCCCTCCTCTCAGCCCCACCACAGGAATCGAGAATAGAGAATCGAGAATCGAGAATCGAGATACCGAGCCCTCGTCCTCGTTCTCGCTTCTCTATTCTCTATTCTCTCTTCTCGATTCCCCACGTCAGCCCCCCATTCCCCCGCTCAGGTTCGGCACCCGCGGGCTCGCCTGCCCCAGAATCCGCGTCAGAATCTGCTGGCCCACCGCCATGCAGTACTCCATTTGCGCCGCGATGCTCAGGTGACCGCCGTCCCCGTGCCCCGCCGTATCGTAGCTCCGCCAGCTCGCCGCGCCCCCGAACGGCTTGCTCCCGCCAAAGCCGTCCGACCCGTAGAAGCCGTCGCCGTCGCCCGCCGGGTTGTCCGTCAGTCCGTAGGCCGAGTCCTGCCCGCCGTCGATCGCGTACCACGTCGCCGGCAACGTCGCCGCCAACGTCGCCGTCTTCGCGAACCGCCCCGGTTCCACCGCCAGGTAGCCGACCGCGCTCCCGCACGCGGTCGCGATCGCCGCCAGGAGCGTATTGAGCGCCGACGTGATCGTGCTATTACTGACCCCGTTCAGGCTATCGTTGGCCTGCGCGGCCACAAAGACGTTGTCCGGAGCCGGTAAGATCAGCCCGCTATACGTCCGAAGCGCCCCACTCCGGAAGTAGTTCCAACTCGACTGCAGGCTAGGAGCGTTCCCACTACCCCCGACCGTGATACCCGCCCCCGACCAGGCAATCACGCCGTACTCCGCTCCGAACAGCGCCGCCAGTCCAAGAACGTAGGTCGTCCGCGCGTCCTGCTTGGTGAAATCGTTGGCGCTCGAGTGCAGACCCTCAGTGATCGAGTCGCCGTAAACCAGCAGCTTCTTGCTCTTCGGCGTATACGACTGGAGCGTCCCGGACCCCTCAATCACGAAGCCGGTGATCTCCAGGCAGCTATACGGCGCCGCCGAGTAACTCCCGCCAATCGCCGGCAAGCTCCAGCGCTCCGCCACGTCGATGTTCTGCCAGCTGGCAACGTAGATCGTCGTGACGTGCGCCGAATCCGTCGGCAGCGCCACCAGGATCTTCGAGCCGCCGTCCGCCGAGCTCGGGTAGATCTGGCTCCCCCACGGCCCGTAATCCGTGCTCACCAGCAGCCCCGGATAGTCCCCGTCCGCCGCGTAGGGCGCCTGGTTGTAGTTCAGCCAGAGCACCATCCCGGTCCAGTTGATCTTGATGTACGCGCCGGCGTTGTTCGTCCGAACCTTGGTCGCCGAGGCGCCAATGTTATTGCTGGCCGGGTTCCCGCCCCCGTCGTACTCCCAGGTATAGGGCGAGTAGTACGGCCCGCTGGCGTTCACCGCGATGCTCGTTTGCGGCTGGTTGTAGCAATCGGCCTGGACCCGCTCCGTAAAGCCGCCGTTACTCCCAATTCCGTAGCTGCCTGCCTTCTGCGGCCCGTTACTCGTATCCGCCACGGCGTAGGCGTTCACAATCACCGTGCTGGTCGTCGTGTCGGTCAAGGTCGCCGTCAGCCGCGTCGGGCTCAAACCGGCACAGATGAACTCCAACGTATAGCTGTGCCCGGCCACCAGGTTGCTAAAGCTCTGGGTGCTCCCCAGCTGGTTAATCGTGCCACTCACCGCGCCGTAGAACGCCAGGCTATTCTGCGTAATCTCGCAGGTGTACCAATTGTGGGTATCCTGCCAGCGCAGCCGCATATTGATCGTGCCCGCCGGGTTCGCCCAGCTCGCCAGCGTCAGCACCATCCGCTGGCTGATCCGCGCCTCCCCGCTCGGCCGCACCAGGCCCGACGTCGACCCGCTCGCCGATCCCGACGCCACCAGCCGCCCGGAGCTATCGATCGAGAACAAACTCCCAACCGCGTCGATCCACCCGTCGTACAACGTCGACCCGGCCCCCACCGCGCCAACGCTCGACGTGTTGTGAAAGTCCGTCGAATGCTCGTTATTCCAGCTCACCGCCCCCTCCCCAGAAACCGCCCCCAGGAATCGAGAATAGAGAAGAGAGAACGTAGAATGGAGAAACCTGGCCCCCGTCCCATTCTCTCCCCTCTATTCCGTATTCTCTACTCCCGCCCTCAATACGCGTAGCCCGAGCCAGACACGTAGGTGCTCGTCCCGGTCGTCAAGCACGTCACCACCAGCGCCGTATTCGGCGCGCTCGCCAGCGGCGGGTTGAACTCGATCGCGCACCCACCCATCGACCCGGCCGCCGGGAAATGCATCGTCACCCCGGAGTCCAGCCCGCTCAGGGCAACCACCGTGTCCGTCACCGACGAGTTACTGATTATCAAATTGGTCAGGTACGCCCGAACCCCCGACCCTTGCGCCGCAACCAGCGTCGTCGGCGTGGTATCCGTGATCGGCCCCGCGTCCCCCTGGACCGGCTGACCAATCTGCTCGGTCACCACCAGCCGGCCCAGCTTGTCGAACATTCCCTGCATCGCTCACCCTCCCGGGCTCCCCGGCCTACTTCCCCACCGTGGCGTAGCTGTAGAGGCCGCTGGCCGACAGCCCCGTGACGACGCCCACCAATGCCCCGATGCCCAGGTCGCTGCCAAGCAGCGCTGCCAGACACAGATTGCCGACCACCGCTACCGCCAGGGTTACCGCTGGCCAGCAGTGTTGCGGCGTTCCCGGAAACGTCAGCTTCGCCAGCTGCACCAAGGCAATGATTAGCGGCGCCCCGGCCAAACCGAAAAACGCTCGAGGATCCATCACCCACCCCCAACGGTTGAACCGCGGTTGAACCCGCAGCTCGACCTCTTTCGGCGCGAAAGCTCTCGAACGAGTAACGTCGGACACGTGGCGAGACCCCGAGGGCCTCGCCTTCTGGTCACGCGTTGCTCGCTAATGCACCCCAACGATCATCGCGTCGGCCGAGTTGTGGTGATCGAAGAAGATCACCGCCACCGTTACCCCGGCCGTCAGCAACCCCGAGCTAATCGCCCGACTCACCGGCACGCCCGCCACCGTTGTGTCCGGGCTCCGGGTTAGCTGGATTGTCGCCGTATAGCTCGCCGCGTCGAAGCTCTCCAGCGTCGCGTGGCTCCGATAAATCGCCGGCTCGTGCCCCGCGCTCGCCGACGTCGGCTTCGGCTTCGCCGCTTTGTGGACCGTCGCCTTCTTCGACGCGCTGCTCGCCTTCGGCTTCGGTACCGTGATCGTCGGCACCCCGCCCGGTCCGTAGGTCACCTTCAGACCCTTGCCCGCGTGCGAACGCCCGGGCGTGCTCTTTGCCACTGTTCCTCCCGGCCCAACAGCCCAACCGAGAATCCAGGGACCCAAAGGGTACCCCGAATCCAGCAGAATCTAGAAGCCCAGCGCCAGATCCGCCCTCGCACCCCCCTTCTGGATTCTGGATTCTGACTCCTGGATTCTTCGCTAGTTCGATCCCTCCAGCGCGATCGTCTGCAGGATCCGCCCGTCGCGCTGGTGGTAGCTCGTCAGGATCCCCGACACCGAACAAACCATCCCGTTCACCGGCGCGGTGGCGATCGTCACGTCCACCTGGTCGGCCAGCTCTTGACCCACGTTCGCCAGCACCGTGATCGCCCCGCTCACCGCCTCGGGGACAAGAAGCTGAGCCAGATACCCCGCAACGGAGTCCGTCTTGTCCTGGGTGTCCAGCGTCTTATCGACCACGCTCGAGCGCAAATCCCGCCAGAGCAACCACGTCGGCGTCCAGTTCCGCACCTCGCTATAGGTGCTCGACCCCGCCACCTCCACCCCGGTCGCGCTCGGCACCGCCATTGGCTCGAACTCGCTCTGCAACACCGGGTGCTGGCTCCCCCCGCTCGGTCCGTAACTGTACGCGCTCGCCCCGGTCGCGCGGTTCACCGCGGCAATTCCCACCGAGTCCCAGCCGGTGCCGTCGGCCGAAGACGCGAGAGACCGGAAGACCAGCGCCACGGCGCCCAGGTCGCACAGCCGCCGCGCGACGTCGCCGAGGCTTTCTCCCGCCCGAATCGTGAAGCTCGCCAGCGTCAGCCCGGTGAGCCGCGCATTACCGGTGAGGGAAAGCGACCCGCAGACGTGCCAGAGAATCCGCTGGAGGATGTAATCGACGGTCTGGTTTGTATACGTGATCGTCGAGCGTGCCCGGACGAGATCCAGAATGCCCCAGCCGTCCACCAAATGCAGCGTCACCAGAGGCTGCTCGCCTTCGACCTCGTCGTGAAAGACAATCCCCTCGATCCACAGCGGCGCCTGCCAGACGACCTCATCGCCCGCGCTCCCGTGGTAGCCCAGGCTCACCGCCACCTGCGACCACTGGCGCAGCGCCTGATGAATCTGCCCCGGGATCCCGGCGTCCTTCAGCGCGCCGCCCTCGTTCAGCACAATCAGGGTGCCCCGCCCCGGACGGTTAATGCCGGTCAAATCAACCTCAAGCTCGACAATCGCGTCCTGGTCGAACAGCACCCGCGCCCCCGGGTTGCTCGCGCTATCCGCCAGCGCCCGATAGGCCTGATTACTGGTCAGGATCCACCAGTAGGCTGGGCTCGCCAGGTCGTGAAAGACCCGAACTCCGTGCGTCGCCACGTAACGCCAGGGCACCACGCCCAGCACGGCGCTCTGGGTTGGCGTAAAGGCGATCTGCGCCGCCGTCCCGATCGGACTTGGCGCCGTCTCGCTCCAGCTCACCACCGCCCGCAGGCAATCGATCCGGGCTTCCGCCAGCCGAGGGTACGCATAGCTATAGCCAGTCCCCACCCCCGCCGAGAGCAGCGCGGCCGGCGCCCCCTGCCAGCCGGCCAGCCCGCTCGTCACGTTGAACCGCTCCACGGAAATCGCCGTCGGAGAGCCAGCGCAAATTAGGACGTACCAGTCCCCAGCGCCCCCCGGTGCCGGAGCGCTCAAGTAGTCCGCCCCGATCATCGGGCTACTGTAGCGCCCGCCGTCGCCCACCGGCGCACTCCAGGTATTCGGCCCACTCACCAAATGCGTTTCGTATGCCGCCCCGCCGGCAATGATGTAGAACAGCCGAGGAGTCGGATCCAACCCACTCGCCGCTAGCCCCGACACCAGGAAGCCGACCCCGGCATCCACCAGCGTCTGCACCGATCCCCAAGCCGAACCGTTCCACTGGGCCCACCGAATCGTGTGCCCATCGGCAGCCACCCAGTACGTCGTGATTATCCCATCGCTCGCCGAGCCTGCCAGCGCCACCTGCTGCGTCCCCGCCCAATTCCCGGCGCTCGCGTCGAGAGCAGTCCAGCTCGACCACGCCGTCTGGTTCCCCGGCGGCGCGACCACCTGGACGTAGAGCGTTCCCCCGCCCAGGTAGGCCCGCCCGATCGTCCCCGCCGCCGTAAAGCACGCCTCGAAAGGCGCGTCCGGCTCGGAACCGTTATACATGGGCGTGAGCTCGCTGAGCCGCGGGACCTCCGGCGGCACATCGCCCACCAACGCGCTCACCAACGGCTCGACGTCATAAGCCTGCTGCGCCGCCTTCAGGGTCCCGCTTAAGCTCAGCACCGCCTCACCTCCCACAAACGAGTGACGAGTGACGAGAAGGACGGTTCGGCCACTCGTCACTCGTCACTCACCTAGACCTGGATCCAGTTCGACGGGTAATCCCCCCACTGAGGCATGGGCAGCCCACTCGCGCTATAGCTCGCCTTCAGCTCGCCCAGCCAGCCCTGGTACGCCGCCATCCGCTCTTGCGCGAAAAGCTGCAAGCCCCGGGGCGTCCAGGCCGACGCGTTCAGCCGACCCACCGCGTACCGCGTCGCCGCCGTCGCCGCGTAGGCCACCGCCCCCAGCGCAATCAGCTCCTCGTGCTCCGTCAGAATTGTCGACTCCGCCGTCGTCAGAACGTGCGCCTTGGCATACCAGATCCGCAGATTGTCCCCGACGTTCGGCGGGTCGCCCACCGGGAAATACAGGCTGCCCGCGTCCGGCAGCTCCTCCCGAAACACCACGTAGGTCGGCGGGTCCTGGTCGATTGGGTACTCAACCCGCAGCGTCCACAGGTAATCCCCGCCGTGCGGAACAACCTGCCGCGTCGTAATCGGCGTGGTCGGCCCCGCGCTCGCCGAGCTTTCCACCACCAGAACCAGCGACCCCACCGCCGGGATCAGCCGCTGATAGTCATTCACCGCGTGGGCGATGTGCCGATCAATCTCCGCCGTCGTCCACAGGTACGCCGAGGCGTCCAGGTCCTTCAGATCCGTCCGAACATTGGTCTCCATCGCGGTCAACAGCGTCACGCCCATCGCCCCTCCCACCAGCCCCGCCCCCAGAATCCAGAATCCAGGGACCCAAAGGGTACCCCGAATCCAGAGGCCCAGAACACCACCCAACCGCGTAACGCCACTCTGGATTCTGGATTCTGGATTCCCGTCAAAAGAAGCTAAACTCCATGGCCCCGGTGCACGCCCCCGCCGAGTTGATAATGATGCTCGTCTGCCCGCTCGCCAAACATAGCAGCGTCGGGTTCGTGGCGTGCAGCTGAACGCCGGTATCACCCCCGGCCCCCTTCAGCTTGTACGTCGATCCCCCGGTCGCCGGAGGCGTAATCAGTACCCCCGTCGCGCCACTCGGCACGCTCACCGTGGTGTCGCCCGAGCTCAACACCAGGTCCAGCGTCTCCCCAATCGCCGAAGACGAGAACACCGAGCCGCCGAAGAACTTGCCCCCGGCCGGCCCACCGGTCACCGTGCCAGTAATCGTCACCATCGCGCCCGACATTGCCCCTCCACCCCGACCCACCCCGAGAATCCAGGGACCCAAAGGGTACCCCGAATCCAGAATCCAGAAGCCCCACCCAGCACCCCCCCGTAACCCATTCTGGATTCTGGATTCTGGATTCTTCCACAATCACGCGACGTGCGCCCGCTTGATCGACACCGTAAAGGTGAGATCCGCGCCCACCGTGCCCGTGCCGACCTGGATCACGTCCAGCCGCAGCCGATCCCCCGCCGCCACCGCCACCACGTCCGGTAGCGTCGTCGTACTGGCGTGCCCACTCGCCGCGATCGTCGGCCGGTTCCCCGTCGTCGAAAACATCGTCGTCCCGTTCTGCATCAGATCCAGAACGATGCTCTGGGTGGCCGGCGCCGTGTCAGCGTAAGCCCGAACGTCCACGATGGTGCCAGCGTAGGGAACCAGGTACTGCGCTTTCTTGGTCCCGGTGCTCTGGTTGCCCGCGAGGAAGACCTGCCACTCGGAGATATGGCTCGCCTCCAGCGTCGTCGGCGTCCCCGAGTGCGAGTCCGTCACCTGCACCGCGCCGAACGTCGTCGATGCCATTCCCCGAGTCAGCAGGAAAACCGCCACAACGGCCAATAGCGACCAAACCAAGGCCAAAAACTGTCCAAACAACGCGACCCCCTCACCCAAAAGAATGGCCGGCCACGGATGGCTAGACGCAGCCGGCCCCAATGCGCCGGGCCAGAGGAGACCCCGATTCCCCTGGAAGCACCGGCAGAAGATGTCCCACCGAAGAATCCAGAAGCCAGAATCCAGAACCCAGAAGCCCCGAGCACAACACGCCCCCTAACCCCCTTCTGGATTCTGGATTCTGGCTTCTGGATTCTTCCCCGTCCCCCGTCCTAGCTCGTCGGCAGGGCCGCGAACGCGCCACGGTAATCCAGCCAGCCCAGACCGTAGATGTGCCGGACCTTGTAGCTGATCGCATCGTTCGTGAAGACGTTCCCCACCGTCGGGTTGTCTTGAACGAGCAGCTCCGGCTCCTCGCGCCCGTTCAGGAAGCCAATCTCGATGCTCTCGATTTGCGCCGGGTCAGCAAGCAAGTACCACTGGTACGCCGTCGTGAACTGCGGAACGACGATCGGCACGATCGCCCCCGCCAGAGGGTTGATGTCGTTGTTCGCCGTCCCGGAGGCGTACTGGCTCTGGGTAATGACGGCAGCCGTCCAGCGGAGATCCGGCGGAATCAGCAGGTACTTGCCCCGCACCCCGATCCGCTTGCTCGCCGTGTTCTGCATCTTCTCCAGAACCGTCATCGCGCTTTGCAGCGCCGAGCTGGACAGATCGTAGGTGGAGCTCGTTGACGTGTTCCCCTGGTGGTTGCTCGCGTCGAAGACGTGGTAGGTATCGCTCATCGTCGGGCCGGTACCCGAGCTTTGGGTGAACAGGTTCGCAACCTGCTCGTTGATCGTCACCACCGCAGCGTGGGCGATCTTCGTCGGAATCCGAACGATGGCGTGCAGGTCATCATTCAGGAAGGTTTCGAGCGTCACCACGACCAGGTTACCGAACTTGGTCGGCGTGTAGTTTTCGCGCGCGTCGCCCCAGGCCGCGTTCTGGTAGGCCGCCTCTTCCGACACGCTCGACAGGCTCGCGAAGTCGCCGAGCCGGATCCGATTCTGCTGCTTCATGTCCACGACCGGCACCTTGATCGTGAACGGTTCCCACCACTTCGGCTGCGCCTGGTAGTCCCGAATCAGCCGCTTGGTCATGCTGTTCAAGACCACGTTCGCCAGAACCGACGTCGTGACTTCATTGGACTCACGAACGATCGACTCTTCCCAGTGGTACCGGCCGTCAAAGAACTTGTCGCCGGTCACCAGCACGTAGGCTTCCCGAATGCCCGTCAGACGCGGCACCCCGGCCAGCTCGGTCGGCACCGGTAGGCCAAACAAACGATCGAACGCCGCCTGCACCTTATCCAGGGGCGTGATGCCCTGGCGAACGCCCGGATCAAGAATGCTCCCGCCAACGCCCCGAATGCTGGACTGGCCGAAGACCGTCCCGAGCAGACCCCGAAGCCCGTCGATCGCCCCGTCCACTTCGCTCGACTCGAAGACCCGCCCGGCAAACTGCTTCCGAAGGTGAACCTTCGCCGCCTCCGGCAAACCGCTCGCCGTCAGCTTCGCTTCCAGCTGGGCGCCGGCGAACTGCGAGCGCATCGGCGCCAGCGCCGCCTCAACCGCCCGATCCACGGCGCTTTGAAACGCCGCGTCGACCGTAACGCCCTCGCGGACGCCCACGCCCCCACCCGCCGCAGCCGCCGCCGCAGCTCCCCCAGCACCCGGCGCGCTCGCCGATGCACCAGCCACACCCACCCCCGCCCCAGCCGAACCGGCCGCGGCCGCTCCAGAACCACCCAAGGCACCGCCCTCACCTTCACCCCGACTTCCGCCGAGGAAATTCGCGCCCCAATACACCGGCTCGCCCACCGTCGCCTCAACGATCCGATCGAACGAACCGCCCGCGCTCGGCCGAATCACCAGATCGCCCGAGTTCACCCCGAGCACGCTTTGAACCTGCCAGCGCGGCTTGCCGTCTTGCGCCGGTGGCGCCGGCGCCCGCAGCAGCCGCCAGTCCGCCGAAATCCCCACCGGAGGCGACACCCGACCGCCCGCCTTGGCCTCGATCGCCTCCCGAATCGTGGCGTAGGCGCCGTGGTCATTCCCGCTCAGCCGCAGGTGCGCCCGGATTCCCCGGCCCGGCTCGTAGCGCGCCGCCTCGTACACGCCCACCAGGTCACGCAGACTCCGCGAGCCCGCCCGCGTCAGGTCCAAAGCGGTCGGGTGATCCAGAAACGCCGGCGCCCCGTTCCACAACGGCGTTGCTTCCCGAAGCACCGACTCCGAATAGATGTACCCATTCTGGCTGGTACCGGGACGGGCAATGGTCACCTCGACGACGTGGTTAGCCTCGTCAATCACCACCGCTTCGAGCGCCCGCCCGCCCTCGCCGTCCGCCAGCTGCCGGCGCGCCTCCGCCTCGGTTCCCTCGCCGAACGTGTGCCCCATCCGGTGCAAAGCCCGGGCGATCCGGTGGCGGGCATCCTCACGCTCGTAGTGCTCCAGGCCGTGCGTCCGGTCCAGCATGTCCCACGCCAACCGGGCGTGGTGTAAATCGTGAATCGGCAGCATGCGCTTGTGCGGAACCGCGAAATCCTCCGCCGGCAACCGCGAGCGCTCCGCTTCGCTCAACTCGGCCTCCAACACCCGAGTCCCCAAATCCACAACCAAGACCCTACCCCCTTCACCCCAAGAATCCAGAATCCCCCCGAAGAATCCAGAATCCAGAAGTCAGAATCCAGAAGCCCCGCCTAGCACCCCGTAACCCCCTTCTGGATTCTGGATTCGGGGTACCCTTTGGGTCCCTGGATTCTTCCCCCATCCCCGGTCCTACCGCTCCCAGATCCCCCCGACGCGGTCGCCGTCGTACATGTCCCCGAAGACCGCCCGGCCCACCCCAACCGCGCTCATCGCGTGCTCCGGCGTGCTCCCGCCCTGGTACTCCAGCGGCGCCGGCTTCAACGCGTGCCCCGGCCCCAGGTACAGCCCGCTCATCTCCTCGGCCGACAGCCCCAGCCGCTCCGGCGTGCTGCAGGCCCCGGCCTCGCCGAGCGCGCCGCCCGGCACCGGGTGGACCGTGTCATCGCCGTAGCTCGCCGTCGAAAGCCGGCCCACGACCGGCCCGCCCAGCGGCGCCGTCACATCGTCCGGGATCATCCCGTCCGCCAACCGACTCCCCAGCCCGCGGTCACTCAGCGAATAGCCCGAATTGTCCAGGCTATCCGGCACCGCGTAGCTCGGCCCGGGCATGCAAAACCAGGGATCAACCAACGGGTTGCGGTCATCGTGCCGCGCATTCACCAGACCCCGAGACATCGAACCCTCCCCACCAATCCGGCCCACCGGCCGTTATTTTGACATCGGGCCCGGTGCACCGAGCCCGGCGCGTTCGCCCCGGCCAGCCGCCAACTTTCCGCACGGAAAGTCGTTGGCCCGCCACCCAAAAGGTGTCAGATGTGAAGGATAGGCTCCGGGGCAACCGCGCCCCCACCCTTGAACTCCGGCGGCACCGGCTCAGCCGCGCGCGGGTCTCGAGGATCCAGCGTCGGCCGGCCTGGCCGCCGCCGCGGCTGGCCCGACCCCGCCGGGCTATCGTCAGCGTCCTGCGTGTTCGGCAGGTTCGTCGCCTGACCCAGGAAGTGCTGGAAGACCCGGGCCGCGTCGTCATTGGTGATCCAGCCCTGCGTCCGGGCATCCACCAACGCCCCGGTTAGCTGGGCCATCGACTGGGCAACCTGCAACTCCTGACTCGGGTCCAGCTCCGGAAACTCCGCGTGAATGTCCGAAAGCTGCACGTCGGTCAGGCCCCGCCGGTGCAACGCGTCCAGCGCCAGGCTCCGCAGCGCCCACCCGAAGAACAACTGCCGCTGGCGGTAGTGCCGATACGTCGGCTCGCTCTGCTCGCCGGCCGTCCCCCGCGCCGTGTGCTCGGCTTCCGCCAACCAGAACAGCGGCACGCCGGCGCCCGCCGCGATCATCAGCCGAATGGCAAGGCCATCGTCGCTCACGTCGCTGGCGTGAATCTGCGGCAGCACCGCCGTCCAGACCTCGTTCTCATTCGACACGATCACCGAGCCCGGGGCCGGTGGCATCGCCAGCTCCGCCTGCCGCTGCAAGATGGCGCGCCGATCGGCGCCCTTGATCGTGACCTGCCAGAGATAGGCCGTGCGGAACTTGTTCAGCCGCACCCGATCGGTCAGCCAATCACGGTAACGACGCAGCCAGGGAAGGAGCGGCGCCAGGTCGCTCTGACCCCGCACAACGCCGGCCGGCCGATTGATCGCAAAGTGGCGCATCTCCGTCCGATCCCACCACCGGCCTTCCGCCTGCAACGCGCTCGGCATCCGCATCAGCGTATCCGGTGTCATCGGCTGCGCGGTCTGATGGTAACGCAGCTCGTCTTCCAGATCGTCGGGATTCGTCTCGATCCGGTCGATCAGGCTGGCCGGGACCAACCGAACGTAGGAGGTCAGGTCGTAGGGATTCGTGTGGATACTCACGAAGATCTCGCCATCCATCGCCAGCGCAACCAGCATGTCGAACTGCCGCACCGACAGGTTATTCAGCGGGTGACTCCACCACAAATCCAGCTCGGCTTGAACCCGCGGGTCGTGGCTCTTCAGCCGCATCCCGTCCCCGAGCACGTGGTCAACCTGCAACTGGATCAGCCGGAACGCCAGCGGATTCGTCCGATAGTAGTCCGTGACATTGTTCAGCCGCTCAATCAGCTGCGCCCAGGTCAGCTCCCGAATGCCGCCCGAGATGAGCGAACGCCAGCCGCGATCCTCGTCGATGATCGTCTGCGCGAACGTCGACGGGTTGATCTGCACCTGCTCCGCCACATTGGCCGGCTGCGCCGGCTCGCCGGCCGCAATCGGCGCTGGATTCTCGACCAGCCAGCGAACCAGGCGTTTCACGTCCACGCGCCGTCTCCTTTTCCTGGGTTCAAAATAGAATAAATGTTCTATATAGTAAGTGGCTTCGATCGAGGGTAAAAACAACACTTTTCGGTTGAAACGGCTACAGCAATGAGCGGATTGATTCGGCTGGTCGGGAGCTTCCTTGTCGCGGGCGGATCCTGCGACAAGGAAGCTCCCGACCAGCCGAATCAATCCGCTCATTGCTCTCAGTGGTGCAGCCGTGATAAAGGCGGCCTGCCGCTCGGCTGGGTGAGTAATTTGCCTCATTGTTGGTGGAACGATCGATGAGCACCAAGCGCGGGCCATCCTCCGGACCCGTCACAACTCTGGAGTGGGCTGCGGCGGTCTATTGCTTCGGCGTTGGCTCGCTGATGCTCGTGGCGCCCGACGAATTTGGTGGCGCGCTCTTTACACCGTTGCGCGGCGCGATCGGCTGGGTGGGTGCCTTGTGGCTCGTGGCGGGCGTCGCGCTGATCGGCAACCGGATCGCCGGAGCGGGACCCGGTTGGCGGATTGCCAGCCACGCGCTCGCGGTTTTCGCCTTCCTCACCTTTGTTTACAATGGTTAGAGTATTCGGACGTGCGCCAGTGCGCTCCTGTCCCTGCTGCTCGCGGTGGCAACGCTGGCCGAGCCGTTCACCGGCGATCCGCCCGCGGGAGATTACTTCGCGCTCGTCTTCGGCGCGATCAGCGCTTTTCAGGGCGGGATGCTTCTCCTCTTTCCGACGGCGTTCGCGGTCCCGGTCTATGATCCGGCCCATCCGCTCAATCCGCTCTACGCCGGTGGTTTCGTTCTCGCCGGGGGCGCGCTCGTCATCGCTCAGCTCGCCGCCAGGCTGCCGCGCGCCGGACAGCGCGCGGTCCACCTCGCCTGGCTCCTTCCGTTCGTGCCCTGGCTCGTCAACTTCGTCATTCCCCAGTGAACCTGGCCGGCCGCCTTCTGGTCGCGAGCGTTTGGCCGGGGCGACCCGCCGGTATCCGTTCCGCAGCGAGGCGGCAGTGAGGTCGAGACCCTCATTGCCGCTTTCGCGGATATACGCGAGCGCCTGGCGGAGCGGGCGCGCGACGAGGTTCTCTCGGTTGCCTCGCACGAGCTCAAGACGCCGATCACCTCGGTGCGCGGGTTCGCTCAGGTGCTGCTCCGGCAAATCCAGCGCAGCGGCGCGCCGGACCCGGCGCGGCTGCGCCAGGGGCTGGCCCAGATCGAACGGCAGTCGGTGCGGCTGGCCAATCTGGTGAACGAGCTGCTCGACCTCTCCCGCCTCGACGCGGGAATGCTAACTCTCGCGAAGCAGCCGACCGAGGTTACCGCGCTCGTCGCCGAGGTGGTGACCGCCTTCCGCGAGATGCACCCGCAGCGAGAGTTCGTCCTTGACGCGACGCCGGAGGCGGCGGCGGTGGTCGACGCGCCGCGCCTCGAGCAGGTCGTTACTAACGTGCTCGACAACGCGGTGAAGTTCTCGCCGCCGAGCGCGCCGATCGAGGTCGGGGTGGGGCTGGTTGGCGCGAGCGCGGTTCAGATCGTGGTGCGCGACCGGGGGAAGGGCATCCCGGCCGAGCAGCGCGACCGGATTTTCGAGCGGCACTACCAGGTGGCGGACGGGGAGCTGCACGGCGGCGCGATTACCATGGAAAGCCCGGCCGACGGGGGAACGTGCTTTGTGGTTTCGTTGCCGGGGTAGGGTTACCTCACCCCGCGCCCCTCTCCATTGCGATGGAGAGGGGTACGATTAGGGCACTGCACGTTCTGCGGTCCAGGGTGGTGGAATCGAGAATGCTCTCTGTGATAGAACGATTCCCTCTCCAGCGCAATGCCCGAACCCGTTCATCGACATTACGATCCGGGACGCGACGGCTCAACTGGTAGCGGTGATGGCGCTGCGGGCGGTGAACCAGAACGCTGTAATGCCGGCCGGGACGGCGGACAGACCACGACCATGGTGTTATTTTCGGGGGGTGGGTCCTGAAGCATCAAGGCATGCTCCAGCAGAGTGGCCGCTTCTTGTTTCTGGTCGCGCGTCATCGCTGGGCTGACGGTGCGTCGCGCCGTCCGGGCGAACGCGATCGCCTCGTCGGGTCGGTCGTCGATGAGGAACTGACGGAGATTGCCCAGGTACTCGGTTGGTGTCATGCGAGCGCCTCCTGCCACATGGTCATCAGCTGGGGCTCCGCCAGGTCTCTCGGTGCCGCATACGAGCCAAACAGGTGGTCCGCTACCGGTTGAAGCTTCTCTCGCTCGCGCGATCCGAGCGGCTGACCGGCTTGAGTCTGCCACAGCGTTCCCAGGAAATCAACGAAGTGGCCCCGGATCGCCCCAGTCGGCCACTGCCACAATCCTGCCCACAGGTCCACCGGGTCGCATTTTATGACCGCCGCGAGCGCGCGATAGGCCCTCGCGTAGTGCTCTTCTTCGGCTGCTTCGATCTCAAGCCCGAGAAGTCCGCGCGCGATCGCGTCGGCCAGCCCGATGACGAGCCCCTCCTCATAGCCTTTGTGAGGACCGAGTTCGCTGCGGTAGTGTGACGCGAAAGGCTGGCGGGCGTGGAGTGATTCGTGGATCCAGGTCCGCATAACCTCGTCCGGGCTATCCCATTCGGTAAGGGCTTCGGACAGGTAGGTCGCCCCAAGCCGGATCAGACAGGATGGGGTCTTGGCGCCGTGAGCGTCCAGGAGGTCCCAGTCGATAGCAATCCCGCGAATCTCTCCCCGTGGCAGGCCGACCCCCGCTAGCAAGTCCGCAACGTAGTCGTCGATCTGCGTGACGTAGGGAATGTAGGCTTCGGTGAGAGGCTCCCACTCCGCAAGCAGGGTCCCCAGAAGTTGGCGACGTTGCGCTCGATTGGTCCAGAAATCGCGCGCCGGTGGTGGGAGGCTGGCGTAAAGCAGCGCGCGGTTTCTGATGATGCCCGTGCACCCACCTGGTGTTGACCGTGCCAAGTGTAGCAC